CAGGGTAATTCCGCAAGTTCTGGCGCAATTACAGCCGGAGATAACGTCCTCGTTTCCATCGTCGAGCGCACAGCAACATTTCGCCGCTCAAAATCCGTAACCGTCCGGTTTAATTAAATTGGCTGACTTCGTGGCAGGGGACACAGTATCGTCCCTGAAGGTTGAGTGCACGGATGACGATGGCGCGATCATTGATCTTACCGGCTGTACGGCAAATATTCGCTGGAAAGATGAGATTGGCGAGTTGCAGATAAGGGTTATGACGGTAGATGTCGCATCCGGTACATGTTCTTATCAGTTCGGCGAAGATGAATTGTTTTCACCCGGCATGTCATTCGAAGTAAAAGTCACTGACATTAGCAACAAAACAGTCAGCAACGTCGACCTGATCTCTGTAACCGTGCGGGAGCAGCTGGGATGAAGGTAATCGAGCAACCCAAGTTGGAGCCCGTATCGATAGCAGAGGTCAAGACGCAACTCGGTATTGACGAAGGCCTAGATGACATCATTGCGCGCAGGATTGCGGAGGCTCGCAAGTTTGCTGAAGAGTACACCGGGCGCGCACTGATTGCGCAGACCAGAGAGATCCGCTGGGATTGTTTCGTCGATGAGCATGAGTTGCCTTCTGCTCTGTCCGTTGTGAGCGTGAAATACATCGACACAGACGGCGTTTTGCAGACGCTCGGATCCGATCAATACGAACTTGATACCTATCCGCTTATCCCCTTTGTGCAGGCTTTATATAACATCACCTGGCCGTCCACGTACCCGAAAAGAAACGCAGTTCGCATCCAATACACGGCTGGTTATGGCCAAAAAGCAAGCGATGTCGAGCCGCTTATCCGCGAAGCAATGTTTCTGCTTATCGGTCACTGGATGAACAACCAGCCCAGGATTGAGAGCGGTATCTCCATTTCCCGCATTCCCTTCGCGGTTCGTGACCTGCTAGACCCCTACAAGCTTTATTTCATCTGATGCACTCACGGCAGCAAATCAGGGAGGCGGTGGCAGCCGTCCTCTCTAGGAATCCTATTGCCTGGAAATCCGTAACGCAGACGCGCATCCCTTCGACGCGCCAAATCTGGCCGTATCTGATGGTTTTTGCCGAGTCCGAAGCGTCGAGTCAATCCACGGTTAACGATCCTTGTGTGTACGAGCGCGAGGTGATCATCACCGTGGCAGGCATGCTCAAGATGCCGACGGATACCTCAATCATCGAGGACAGGATCGATGAATGCGCAGCAGAGATCGAGCAAAAGCTGACTCAATCCGCATTGCGCGACGAGTTGCAACAGGTCCAGTCATTGACGCTGGTCAGCACGAGCATGGAAGTAGTGCAGGAAGAGGATGGCATAGACCACGGCGAAGTAATTACCTCGTGGCGCATCAGTTATTCAACACTTGAAGGTTCCCCCGATACGTTAATTTAGGAGAAGAAATGGCAATTTACAAGAATAGCGGCCTGATTCTGTCGATGCAGAGCGCGATAGCGGCATCTGTTGAAATCGAGTCAGCCACCAATGCTGCTCCCGGTGTTTTTTCTGCAACAGGTCACACGCTGCTTGATGGGGATATTATCCTCGTGCGCGCATCCGGCATGATCGAAGTAAACGAGCGCCTGTTTGTTGTGGTAAACAAGGCTACAGATTCTTTCCAGCTCAAGAATGCTTCTACCGGCTCTGTCGGAATCGACACGACTCAATTCGGCGCGTTCACATCCGGCACTTTCGAGAAGATTACGCTCGGCACGACGATTCCCGGTGTGCAGGAGTTCTCCCCGCAAGGCGGCGACATCAAGTTTCTGGATACCACCACCGTTTCCGATACGCGCGACAAGCAGATCGTGGCCGGAACTACCGCCATGAGCTACAACCTGACGATGCAATGGGATATACGGGAAGCAGCGCAGATCGCAATGCAGGCCGCATTTGAAATAGGCGAGGCCAGAGGCTTCCGTATTCGTTGGCAAGACGGCACCTATATGCTGTTCTACGGATCGGTTGGATTCTCCGGTATGCCGGGAGGCGGCAACCAAGGCATCACGACCACTCAAGCCGCTATCGCAATGAATGGCGCCCCCACGTTTGGTGTTGCCTAATGAATCCACTCGTGGAACGATTCCTCAGGAGCACTCAATCTCGCGTTGAGGTTTCTCCGGGGAAATTCATCGTATTCCGTCGCCCTCTTGCTGGTGACTTTGCCGAGATGACTGCTCGAGGCAAGGCCGGTCCTCTCGATATGATCTATGAATTTACGGTCGGGTGGGATGGCTTTGTTGAGCTTGACGTTTTTCCTGGCGGCGATTCGGTTTCGCTTCCGTTCGACAAGGAATTGTTCTGCTGGTGGATCAAGGATCACTCCGAGCATTGGAACAAGATCACCAAAGCCATAGATGACGATCTCGGCGCGCACGAAAAGAGGGTAGAGGACGCTAAAAAAAAGTAGCGGACTGGCTGGAGCAGTTCAAGCTGCCTATCCAGCCGTCCGCCCCTCCTTCTGAATGCGATCTTGCAATCAATGTCTGGATTGCAATGGGCAGAATGCTTGACTGGAACGCCCTACCGATTCTTGCCGAGATATACGGCGTCAAGGATGTAGAAGCGCTGATTGCCCAGCTTGTCGTAATGCGAGACTTCGAATGGCCGAAAAATCGATAGAAATTACCGGACTGAATGAGGCGACAAAAGCGATATACGTCCACTCGCAGCAGCTCGGGGATCGCGTTGTTAAAGGCTCGCTCCGGGTTGGTGCGAATGTGGTTGTGCGGGCTGCGAGGGTTGGCGCGCCCGTCAAAACCGGTCTGCTTAAGAGACGAGGCATCGTTGTCCGGAATTCCAAGATTCATCGCGGCAGATCGTCGAAAGACCTGATTGGCGTGTACGTGACGATAGCAGCGAAGAAAAAAGGTGATCCGTATTACGGCAAGTTTCAGGAATCTGGCTGGAAGGCGGGCAAGCGAGATGTGCCTGGCAAGAAGTTTATTGATAAGGCATTCGAGCAAAACAAGGAAAGAGCAGTTGAGGCTATTCGTCAAGCCGCAATAGCAGCATCTGAAGTATTGGCGCGCAAGGTGGGGTTGTAATGGCAAAGTCGATCACGATTGATTTCAACGCGAACGTCGCCCGTTTCCAGTCGTCCGTTGACAAGATGACGAACGACCTTTCCAAGTTCCAGACTAACGCGGATCGCATCAGCAAGAACATTGACAAATCATTTGCGCGACTCGGCGGCGGTCTGCAAACGGCGTTTAGCGGAATCGCTGCTGCTGTTAGTGTCCGCGAACTCGGACAGATGGCCGAGACGTATAGCAACATTCAGTCTCGCCTGAAGCTTGCCACAAGGAACTCTACCGAGTTTGCTCAAGCGCAGGAAAATGTAAAACGCATCTCAGCATCAACGCAAAGTTCTCTGGAAGAGACGGCGACGCTTTACACCCGTATTTCCACGGCGCTTATGGATGTAGGCGGCACGCAGAAGCAGGTTGCCGACACAACTCAGGCTATGGCGTTGGCTCTGCGCATCTCCGGGGCCACAACGGCTGAGGCAAATTCAGCCATGCTTCAATTCTCCCAAATCATCAGCTCGGGTCGGACTGAGATGGGGGAATTTAACTCAGTCAACGAAGCCGCTCCCCGTCTCATCAAGGCTCTTGCTGATGGCCTAGGCGTTCCCATTGGACAACTGCGCGCCTTGCAGAAAGAGGGCAAGCTGACGCGAGATGTTTGGATAGAGGCGCTCGGGTCACAGCTTCCGAAGCTGCTGAAAGAGGCTGAGTCCATGCCTAATACCGTAAGCGGGGCGTTCACCGCTTTAAGGAATGAGGTCATGCTCGCAGTGGGTGAGATTGACAAGCTCACAGGGGCAACAAGCAGAGTAGCTGATGCCATAGGTTCAATTACAAAGGGCGTGGAGGGATGGAAAAACTTTATCTCGCCCGATGAGCAGCAGGCAATCGTCAAGCGTCTTGAAGTCATCCGCTTCGAGATGGACGCAATCCTCGCACAGAGGAAGATGATCAGCAATCTCGGTTTCGATTCGTCCTCGTTCCGATCTGACGCCCTCAACGAATTTAACTCTGAAGCGCAGAAGCTGCAAAAGAACCTGCAAAAGATGCAGGAAGATTCAGATGCTGCGGGAAAGGCCGCCACTAAGGCCGCCGAAGATGCAGCAGCCTTGGCAAAGAAAAGAGCCAAAGAAATAGAAGACGCGGCTGCTGCTGAAAAGAGAAGGATAGAGGCGCAGAAAGCAGCAGAAGCTGCCGCAAAAGCTCTGGCAGGTCAGCAAAAGTCCTTCATCGAGGGCCTGCAAAAAGAAGCCGATACGCTCGGCATGACCTCGGCTCAACTCAAGGTCTATGAAGCCAGCCTGCTCAAAATCACCGGCGCTAGACTCGATGGTGTTCGCGCCAACGCTGAGCGGATCGAGGCATTCCAGGCTGAGCAGAAGGTTCTGGAAGACATGCGCGAGTCCTACGCGGAAGCGGCTGAGTCGTACCTGAAATTCATCGGCACGGTAGCGAAGGATAACAAAGCCGCCGCAGAGAAAGTAGAACGGCTCAAGGTTGAGCTTGGTCTCGTCGACAAATCTGAGGCGCAGCAAAAGCGCATGCTGGCTCTGTACGATCTCGAGGTCAAGGTCAAAGAGCGGCTGAAGGAACTGGACGGTCTGGATACCGGCGACTCGGTTCGCAAGATCCAGGAAGAGGCGATACTCAAAGCCAAGGCCAGCGAAGAAGAGGCTATCCGGCTGGAGGAGCAGATACAGAAGCAGAAAACGCAAGTTACCGAGATGCAGAAAGTCTGGGATAACTTCGGCTTCAATCTGCAGCGTAATCTCGGGGATCAGCTTTTCAACATTCTGGACGGCAACTTCAAGAACATCGGCGCATCTTTTGCCTCAATGATAAAGCGGATGGTTGCGGATGCGCTGGCAGCAAATCTGGCTCAGGCTTTGTTCGGCAAGGATGGTGGTTTGCTCAAGATGGGGCTTTCGTTGTTTTCATCTGTTCTTAGTTTGGGCGGGGCTGTGGCAGGCGGAGGATCAGCTGCGGGCGCGTTACGGGTGACAAGTCCTGGCCCTATTATGCAGGCTGCAAAGGGCGCATATTTTGACGGTAATGTAGCAAAGTTCGCAAAGGGCGGAATCGTAGATTCGCCCACTCCCTTCAAATTTGCTGATGGCGGATCGTTTCGCTCAGGATTGATGGGCGAAGCCGGGCCGGAAGCCATCATGCCTCTCAAACGAGATTCGCAAGGCAGGCTCGGGGTGGCTACTCAGGGCGGCGGGGCAATAACGATCAATGATAATCGCGTCATCAATATAGACAGCCGGTCAGACCGCGCCTCAATACTGCAAGACGTCCAGAAGTTGAATAAACAAAGCAATGCTGAACTGGTTGA